TTGTAATACAGTTCTATGAAAGCGTTCACAAAATCCCATTAGTTTGAGGTGAACGAGCTTTAGTTTTGTATGATCAATATCATTGATAGCGAGATAAAGTTTAAATCGTGATGTTCAACTTTACCACAATACTCACTGCCTCTGTCCGTCAGTATACGTAACACCGGTAACCATGCTGGGAATAAAAAGGGAGAACCTTGTCATTTAATAAATCTGCCGCCGTTATCGCGCTTTTTGTTGTGTAAAGCTTACAATGAACGACTTTACTGTAAGTATCAATGTAAGTTTGTTGATAAACACGACCAACGCCTTTTAAATGACCGACATAAAAAGTATCTTGTGAACCCAGATAACCTGGATGCGCTGTTTCAATCTCACCACAGGCTTCATCATCTTGCGCTTTCTTTTCTAGAGCACTGATTTGTGATTCTGACAGGATAATTCCTTCTGTTGCGATTTTATCTTCAAGCGCTTTTAGGCGTTTTGTAAAATTTTCGAGATTATGGCGCAGCCAAATAGAGCGAACGCCACTCCCCGAAACAAAAATGCCTTTTTTTCTTAGTTCATTACTACTGCGGTGTTGACCGTGTGCAGGGTATTCAATCGCATACTCGACTACAGCGCTTTCAATCTGTTCATCTACTCTATTTTTTACGTTAGGCACCCGTCGATTTTGATTAATTAAAGCGTCTATCCCACCATCGTTAACAAGTTCCTGGTAGCGATAAAACGTATCTCGGGATACCCCCATAATCTTACAGGCTTTTGAGACGTTATTAAGCTCTTCAGCGAGGTTAAGTAACCCGACTTTATGTTTGATGATAGGATTATTTGTTTGATACATAGAATTACCTTTTATTTAATTATCTAATGATGTTAATTAAAACCGGTAACGCTCTTTTTTAAATCAGAATTGTCGGATTAAGTTAAGACTAATACACATTTTACAGCGCTGAATCGCAACCTGATGGGATAGTTTCAGTTGCATCATGGCGAGACATGATAGTCTGTTTTGGTTCTTCTACGATTGAATACTTTTCGTTAACTGGCTCTTCTGATACTTCACAACCCATTTATATTGCTCAACCAGCGTATATGATTCAGATTGGTATTGCAGGTCGTAATTGCAAATGTCGTTATCAGGACAATTACGCAATTATTAGTCATCATTCTATTGGTCAACCATCAGTTTATATTATAGGTTCAGGTGAAAAAAACAAAATATCAACGGCTACTATTGATAAAATCATCAGTAATTATTCTGCTGATGAATTGTCTAAATCAGTTATGGAATCAATTAAATTTGATAATCATGAATTATTAATTATTCATCTTTCAAAGCATACTCTTTGTTTCGATATTTCTGCAAATAATCAATGGTCGATACTGAAATCAGGACTTTATGACAATCCCTATCGTGCGATTGATTTTATGTTCTATGGAAATCAAATCACAGCGGGTGACAAGAAAGAAGGAATTATCGGTAATTTAGTTTTCGACGCATCAAGTCAATACGAACAATCGACAGAACACCTTCTTTATACACCAATGATAAAAGCTGACAATGCAAGATTATTTGATTTTGAACTGGAATCTTCGACTGGTGTTGCTCAAATTGCAGATAAATTATTTCTGTCCGCAACAACAGACGGCATCAATTATGGCAGAGAGCAATTAATAGAGCAAAACTCCCCGTTTCGTTATGACCAGCGAGTTATTTGGCGAAGAATTGGCAGAGTTAGAAAAAATATTGGTTTTAAAATACGTATCATCACTAAATCACCTGTGACATTATCGAATATGTCGCTAAGGATTGAACAATGACGAATCAATATGCAAATCCAGGATTAAAGGAGCCAATCAGCGTCCAAGGTTCATATATCACCCCTGATATCCTTCCTTCAAATTTCAGCGAATCTTATCGTAGGATCGTTTTAAGTGGTGCCGAGGATATAGGCAAAGTCGTTAACAGAGCTAACGACTCAGGATATGAAGCTTATGCTGCGCAACTTAAAAATGAAGAGCAAGATATTATCCTTGGGAATCACGAGGAAAGGATAACAAAAACTGAGGAGGGTTTAGCAAGTCTTGAGGTTCGGGTGCTTAATATTGAGAACGACGTTAACGGACTTAAAATAAAGATACAAGACTTGGATGGCAAAGTATCCGAAATTATCGTTGATTACGTCTCCTTGAGTCGAGTGACTCAGCAAAATTTATCATCATCCCTCAATGTCAACACTGCTTATTCCGTTAACGGTACAAAAGTGGTTGGTCAGCGTGTTATTGGATTTACTCCCGCTATCGGTACTCCATTGAAGAACGCTTTTGATGCAGATCAATCCTTCGCAATTGGAAAAAAGTATAAAAAAGATGAAATTGATGCATTGGCTAATGCATTAATCGCATCCCGCCAGCGCATCAAGGCACTAGAAGACGCGTTAAGATCGCACGGGTTGATTGACTGATGGAAATTAAAGTTATTGACAATATCCAACAATTCCAGCGGTTTTTTATGGATAAAAGCAAGATCGGTTATGCAATGGAAAATAACGGGGATTATCAATTAAAGAACAATCAGCTTTATGTGGGTGTTTATGAAGGGTTAATGCTGGTTGGTTTTTTTTCAATAGAATTTATTCGCAACAAGTTAATTGAAATTCATCCTGTGTTTGATCCAGGTTTTCGAGGAAAATATGCATTAGAAGCCACAAAAAAATTTTCAAAATGGTTGGTGGATAATATCAATTTTTCAACCGTGATTACGTATGTTCCTGAAAAAACCCCGTGGGGGAAAATTATTTGCAAATTAATGAACATGCGAAGAGTCGGTGTGATTGATAATGCATTAACGGCAGGTAATCAACAAATCAATATGACAATGTATCAGGTAACAAAAGAGGAGTTAGAAGATGGGTGGAGGCGGTGGGGATAACGGCGCAAGCGAACAAGCTAGGGCATCACGTGAAGCAATAGATCTACAAAGAGACCAATGGCAACGTGTAATGCAAAATTTAACGCCATACATGGGAGTCGGGGTGCCAGCGTTAAATCAATTGCAAAATTTGATGTCGCCAGAGGGACAGGCACAGGCATTGAACAATTTTTATAATTCGCAACAGTTTAATGATTTGGCTAGTCAAGCGAGGTACCAAAGTTTAAATGCCGCCGAAGCGACAGGTGGTTTAGGTTCGACGGCAACAGGTAATCAATTAGCATCTATCGCTCCAGCATTAGGGCAGAATTTTCTATCTAATCAGATGCAAAATTACGGTAATTTAGTTGGCATTGGCATGAATGCAGCAACCGGACAAGCTTCAGCAGGTCAAAATTACGCTAATAATGTCGGTCAATTATTACAGAACATTGGAGCAGCAAATGCGGCTTCGGCAAGTAGCCCTTCTGGATGGCAGAGAGCATTAGGTGGTGGCATGGCAGGAGCTGCAACAGGCGCAAGTATTAGCGGACCATGGGGAGCTGTAATTGGTGGTGGTTTAGGTGCACTGGGTAGTTTATTTTAATTGGAGTTTCTATGGCGGCGTTTCAACTTGCTGGATTACCCAGTATGCAAATATCGAATCAAACTGCGGGAGGGCTAGGATTGCCAGCAGTACCACAATATGCTGAACGTCCTAATACGGGTGTTATGCTTGCACAGGGTATAGGTTCAATTTATGACAATTTGCAGGCAAGAGAAAAACAGCAATCAGAAGCGGATTTTATGAAATCTTTCGGTGCGGCTTATGCGGCTAATGATCGCGACGCAATGAAGCAACTTGCTGTGGCTCATCCTGAACAAATTGAACGCATTCAAAAAGGGATGGGTTTTATTGACCAGGACAGAAATCAGGTTATTGGACAAGCAGCCATGGATTTGCGTCTTGCTGCAAAAAGTGGTGATCAATCACTGATGTCATCATTACAGAAAAATGCACCGATATTAAATCAGATGGGATTATCACCAGAAGAAGCATTTTTATCCTACAAGCAAGACCCAAAACAGTTTGATCAGATGACTGATTTAATTGGTATGCATGCATTGGGTCCAGAAAAATATTTTGATATTCAAGATAAACAAGAAGGTCGTGACATTGACAGAGGTAAACTTGCTGAAACAGAACGCAGCAACCGAGCAGGTGAGTCTTTAACAATGAGAAGTCAAAATATTTCTGCGCAAAATGCAGCCTTGGATAGAGAGATAAAAAGAGCAGAACTTGAGAACAAGAAACTTGATCGACAAGCACAAAATTCGACTAACGAATTGCGAAAACAAGCATTAGAGCAACAAATTGCGGCTAATCAACAAAAGATAGATGAAGCAACTGAAAAAAAACGTGTCGCCCCGATTAATGATAGAAAACGCATTGATACAATTAATGACAACGCAGACAGATTGGCACAACAAGCGCAAAGTATATTGGATAATCCCTATCTGGAATGGACGGTTGGGGCAGGAAGTATAATGCCAAATATTCCTGGTACTGTCAGAGCAGATTTAGCGGCACAGATTAGCAATTTGAAAGATCAAATAGGACTGCAAACATTAAGCTCAATGAAAGAATTGTCAGCCAATGGTGCCGCTGGATTAGGGAATACCACTAACCGAGAATTTGGTTCATTGCAGAATTCACTGGGTAATTTGAGTGAAAAACAGTCGCCAGAAGCGCTCAGAAAAACATTGCAGAATATTATAAAAAACGCAAATACTAGCAAAAATAGGCTGAATGCTAACTTCAAGCAAATTTACCCGGATTTTAAGCAAGATGAGCCTAACGAAAAGATGAATGTTGATAGTTCAAATATTTCAGATGATGAATTATTAAATAAATATTTATCGAGGTAATCATGGCTATCAATGATTATTCAGAAGAACAGCTTTTTACTGCATTAAGAAATGCGGATTCAGCAGGCGATAAGACTGGCGCTCAACGAATTGCTGGATTAATTCAACAAAGACGATCTACTCAAAACCAAGATAGTAATCCTATTACTGAGGCAGGAAAAGGACTTTTGCAAACAGGTGTTAATGTAGCGAATATTATCCCTGAAATTGCCGATGCTTTTATGTCAGGAGCTTCGTGGGCGGGTAATCAGTTAGGAATTGGCGATGGTACTTATACACCAACACAGCGATTAGAGTTACCTGATAATTTAAAACCACAAGATCCATATGCCAAATTGGGTGCTGAAATTGGGCCTTATCTTATTCCTGGTGTTGGCGCAGAAAGAACAGCAGCCGCATTAGGTTCTGTTACCAACGCGGGAAGACTGGAGCGTGGTGCAACTAAATTAGCGGATATGGTGGCTGAAAATAGTGTAGGGGCATTAGCACAGAATAGTCAGCGCGATAATGGCCAAAATTTAGCGACTGATTTGGGTATTGGGGTTGCTGGTAGTGGATTAACGAGAGCGATTACTCCGCTATTAGGTAAAGCTTATAATGCAGTTGTGCAACGTACAGCATCACCAGCATCAACTGAAATTAACACGGCAAATGATATTGTACAATTAGCCAGATCTGAAGCAGGACGAGAATCAATAGCAGAACAAGCCGCCAAAATAGATCCGGATGTTGCTAAAGCAGCTGATGTTACGGGTATTGACATTAATGCTTTAACGCCAGGTATGCGTTCAGGTAGTACAGGCATTGCGCAAACTGAAGGAGTTTTATCTTCAACACCAGGAATTGTGCAAGATGCTCACATGAAAGCATTTGATGAAATAAAAAGCAAGTTGAACAAAAACTTAGAGGAATTAGGTGCAGAATCTGGAACGGCATCAGAAAAAAGCGCAGCGATTAAAGGAAGAGTCATATCAAATCTAGATGAAATGAGAGAGGCAGAGTGGAAAGCCTGGAATAATGTTAGATCTACAATGCCAAATCAAAAGATGAAAATGGCTAATGCCAATGCGGTTGTTCAAGCTGAAAATTCTGCTGGCGTTCCTTTATCATCTGAAATGAAGCAATTTGTTTCTGCTTATAAAAAAGGGGGAATTACGTTTGATGGCATGAAAGCATGGAGAGCTAAATTTTCTGATGCAGCAGAAAAATATAGCCGTAGAGGTGAAGCAAATGCGGCCAGACGTGCTGGAGAAGTTAGACAAGCCATAACACAAGATATGCAGAAAATGGCACAACAGGGTGGTTTTCTTGAAGACTGGACGAAAGCTAATGAATTATCTAAGGCAAGAATAACGCCCAAAAGATGCTGAAGCTATTTTTGGAAGAGACCTATCAAATGATGCGCTAATCACAAAAGGCGTTTCTGCATTACAAAGCTCATCGAAAAAAGGTTTAAAAGATTTCATAAAATAATGAAATCTGTTCCAAAGGATGAACATGAACCAACGATAGCATCAATATTGCAGGATGCAGCATCACAAGGTGTGAGAGGGGGTAAATCAGAAGGCGCGGGAATTTCACATATTGGCTTCAATACTTACACCACAAAACATTAATGTGATTAGACAATATTCACCCGATCTTGGAAGACTGACAGAAGCTTATGGCTTATTAGCAAAAGCGGCGTCAAAACCTTTAAGAAGCATTGAACATACAGGAAGATCAGTTCCCGTCCTGAAAACGCTCAATGGTGAATTACCAAAAATATTACAAATTATTTCTGACCCACTCAAGAATAAAGCGGTTGGGCTATTGCTGGCTATGCAGGAGCTGGAGTAACTGGTTCTGTATTAGGTTCTTTAGCGAGTTCTGCTTGTATTCTGGTATTGCCAATTTAGCCAGTAAACGTAGTGGCAGATATGCAATAGAGAAAGCTATTCAGGAAGCAACTAAAGCGGTTAATGCTGGAGCGAGTCAATCAGCCATTGAAGCTGCTGAAAGACGCTTTGTTAAAAATAAAGCCGTAATGAGAGTACTTCGTGATACGCTGAGTCGTGAAGAGTTCCAGCAAATGGCCAGACTTGGGTTTGTTGCTACGATGAGTGGAATGACAAAAAGTAACAACAACGAATAACAATCCTATCTAAAAGTTTTATAAATCCCATTATTTAATAAATATACACCTCATTTCTATCTGGAGAAAAATGTCAGATATTATGCCTAATGTTGTCGTGAGTATGCCAAGCCAATTATTCACCTTAAGAAGAAAGTTTGCTGCTGCAAGCAATGGTAAGGTTTACATCGGTAAAATCGATAGGGATCCACCATCCCAGAGAACCAGATTCAGGTATATCTTGAGAATGAAGACGGATCACATGTCCCTGTGCACAACCTATTATCATCAATCAAGCGGCTATCCAGTTTACAATGGTCAATTGCCAAGTTTGTCACAGTAGAAGGTCATTCAATGGTTGTGTATGACAGCCATGGTGCGCAACAATTCTATTTTCCAAATATTCTAAAGTACGATCCTGACCAATTAAAGGTAAGCTTAAACAACCCGATGGTGCATCAATGATAGGTGTCCAGCCATCGGGTAATCTGCAACAGATGTTGCATTATGTTACGCCTGAACAATTTGGTGCGATTGGTGATGTAAATGTCCACCCGCTATCTGAGCGATTTAAGACATTAAAAGAAGCACAAACGGTTTACCCTCACGTAACTTCATTAGATCAAACCATTGACTGGGCGGCATGCCAAGCAGCAGAGAATTATGCTAGAGGGAAGACAGAAGTTAATTGTCCTTCATATGCTCAATATCATTTTAAATTCGACTATTTAAGCATAGGTGTAAATTCAAAATGGAAAGCTGGAATCAACCCACAAACTGACTCTGGAGGCACAACAATAAAGCGTACCATTAATGTCGTCTCACCGCCATTCGGACAAGACTGCTTCGTAAGAGTAATGAACGCTACAACAGCAGGTAGTGCAGATGAATTTATACGCGGAGTGGTTTTCAAAGGATTTAAGCTTACGTATGGATTACCAAGAAGATCTCCCACTAAGAGTACTGGCAGAATCGGATTACATCTTAATTATGCTATTAAGGCTGAAATAGACGTTACCGTCAATGACTGTGAGTATGGGGTATTTGGATATTCATGCTGGGGAACAAAAGGTACAATTCGCATAGACTCATGTCATAAGGGTTTTTATGCAGATCCCGTGACACCAACGCCTGAGAATCTTTCTCCTCCAAATAATGGAAATACAAGTTTTAATTTGCGAGTAGAAATTGATGCGTGTCCTTTTGGCCTTGTATTGAGAAGTTGTGGTTATTCTGAATTTACTGGCTATATTGAGGGAGCAGTTGTAGGTCAGGGGAACTATGATAGTACAAACGAGACAGCAATTGCGGTGACAATGTTGAATGGTGATGGTAATAACATGAGGTTAGGAATTGAAGCATGGGAAGGAATTCACGTACTCTTGCAAAATGCTGCTCTTGAGATATCAGAGTCATTTGCACAGCAAAAAGATATAGTTAATTCAACGGGGAAAAATGGCCCCTGGCATTCGATGTCATTACTTACAGGTAATGAACAGCCATTAACAATTCCATCTGGTAATAATTCATTGTTTTATTCTATGTCTCATGGACGATTAACTGTCAAAAATTTAAAAATGGATGCATCAAGGGAGGTCTTCAATTCGGCATATCTTAGTTATCAAGATTCATCTAGTGGGTACTTTTCTTTAATACAGGTATTTATACTGGCGATATTCGAAGACTATCACCAAATAATTGGGTGAATATAGACGTAATTAATGATAAATATTTAGAGCCCTGCTTTTTGCCTGATTCGGGTACAGCATACAGATACTTAGGCAAAGGAATGTGTATTATGAAAGGTTGGAAACTTAAACCCGTTAACCCAGATGGACGAGTATCCATAGACGCCCCGAAGGATTTAAAATCATTGATTTTGATGTTCACACTGTGATTTCTAGTCAATCACAAGCTACAAATGCAGCTCCAATAGGTGTAGTATCTAACACTGATTCACAAATAGTTTTACAAACGCCAATAAATTCAGTTGGATTTTCAGTTTCATATAAATTAATCTTAGAAATTAATAAGTAAATGAGTTATTAATGAATCCGTGGTGATTAAATAATTTTTATGTCATATATAATCCGTTATAATTTATGGATATTGTTATGAACAATAAAAAATTAGATGCTATTCAGTTTCTTAGGGGGATATCTGTATTATTAGTCATCGCTTTTCATTTTAGGCAATATCTGAATAACGTCTATTTACAAGTTGATATTGGTGATAGATTATTCGGATTAGGTGAAGTAGGTGTTGATATATTTTTTGTTATTAGTGGATTTGTCATAGTTTACTCATCAATAAATAAAAAAACAATACAACTTAGAATTTTCTCTTAAGAGATTTTTTAAACTTTATCCTATATTGTTTTGTATTGTTATTACTAATTATTTTTAACATCAATCAAAATTATACTGCCTCGCAAATAATTTTTTATTATATACCCAATGACTATAACTTTATTGGTCCATGGTATGGATATAGCATCAATATACCCGCATGGACACTCACGTATGAGGTTATTTTTTATGCTATATTTGCTGCTGCAATTTATGAGTCATAAGCGTCGGACAACAATCTGCATCTTTATGATAATTATTATTGTATGTACCGCACAGATGTATTTTCGTGGTTTTCTACAATTAGATCCAAT